TGGGACCGCCCTGGTATCAGACCAGAACGAGAAATCGAAATTCATGACCACCGCCAGGGGCCACAGGATCGCCACAAGTGTCGGCGGTACGGCAACGGGAGAGGGGGGCGACTTTTTGATCGTTGACGACCCGCACAATCCCAAAATGGCCGCATCCGAAGTCGAACGACAAACGGCCCTGGACTGGTTCGATCAAACTTTTTATTCCAGGCTGAACGACAAAAAACGCGGAGTCATCATTGTTGTGATGCAACGGCTCCACGAAAAAGACCTGGCCGGCCATATCCTGGAATCGGGCGAGTATGAGCATTTAAAAATACCGGCCATAGCAGAGCGTAAAACGATAATAGATTTTGGTTCGGTCAAGATCACCCGGGAACCAGGCGACCTATTACACCGGGACCGCGAAGGCCCGGCCGAAATGGAACGGACCAAAAAGGGCCTGGGTTCTTATGGATTCGCCGGCCAATATCAACAAAACCCGGTACCGGCAGAAGGGGGCATGATAAAACACGCCTGGATTAAGCGTTATCGAGCGGCCCCAAAAAACCCGACTCGAATTATCCAATCTTGGGACACTGCATACAAGACCGGTCAGATCAACGACCCGTCAGTGTGTACGACCTGGGCAGAAACGCCCAGCGGCTGGTATTTGCTGGACGTATGGCGCGACCGCGTCGATTACCCCAGGCTTAAATCGACGGTCAAAAGCCTTTTTATGCAGTATTCGCCGGCGGCGGTCTTAGTCGAGGATAAAGCGTCGGGGATGTCTTTAATTCAAGAAATCAAGGCGACAACCAGGATCCCCATCATTCCGATCAACCCGGAAGCCGATAAAATCACCCGGATGTCGTCGCAGTCAGCTTTGATAGAGTCGGGCCAGGTGTTTTTTCCTGAGTCTGCGCCCTGGTTAGCGGATTTGGAAACCGAGCTATTCCGTTTCCCGCTGACAGACCACGACGACCAGGTTGACAGCATTTCACAGTTTTTAAAATATGCGTCAGGCGGCGCCAATAATTACGCCTATTTCCCGGTAAAAAAAGGAACCGCCGGCGGATTTAATCGAAAAGGAGCATGGTAATGGCTAAACAAGCCGCAACGAAAAACCTAAACAAGGAACTGGCCACGGCCAATGCAATTCGCAACCCCTGGGGCGCCGGAACCGTCGCGGCGGGGCTGACACCTGGGCGATTGTCGTCGATTTTAAGAGGGGCTGCAGAAAACGACGCGGACGACTATTTAACCCTAGCGGAAGAAATGGAAGAACGCGACGCGCATTATTCAAGCGTCTTGCGGACCCGTAAATTGGCCGTTTCACGATTGGATTTAACGGTCCGAGCGGCAAGCGATGACAAGAAAGACCAAGACCTGGCCGACGAAATCAGAGCGATCACCAAAACGCCCGCCTATCAAGAAATGATGGACGACGCCCTGGATGCGATTGGTAAAGGCTATTCTGTAACAGAGATTATATGGTCCAAAGGCGCTAAATGGACCCCGGAAAATTTCATCCACAGAGACCCGCGTTTCTTCATGTTCCACCCTGACGATCCGGGCGAAATACGCCTAAAATCTGAAACGAATCAGGTTAATGGCCAGGAATTAGAACCGTTTAAATTTATCGTTCACCGGCCCCGGCTTAAAACCGGTATCGCGTTACGCGGCGGCCTGGCGCGATTGGTCGCCTGGTCCTATTTATTTAAGCAATACGCGGTAAAAGACTGGATCGCTTTTCTGGAAATTTACGGGGTGCCTTTGCGCCTGGGTAAATATGGCAACTCAGCCACCGACGAACAGATCGACACGTTAAAAACCGCCGTGTCGAATATTGGATCGGATGCGGCGGCCGTTTTGCCGGAATCGATGCAAATCGAATTCCAGCAAGTCGCCCAGGCATCCGGTGGGTCTGATGTTTTTAAATCAATGGCCGAATGGTTGGACCGCCAGGTTAGTAAGGCGGTATTAGGGCAGACGATGACGTCAGACGACGGTTCTAGTCAGGCCCAGGCAAGCGTCCATAATGAGGTGCGGAAGGACTTGATCGACGCCGACGCCCAGCAATTAACAAACACCTTAAACCGTGACCTGGTACGCCCATTCATTGATTTAAATTACGGAACCCAGGACGAATACCCCACTATTCATTTATCGGCCCCCGAACAGGCCGACATGGCGCTTTTGTCGGATTCGCTGGCCAAATTAGTGCCACTGGGTTTGCGGGTCGATAGCGCCGAAATCCTAGCGAAATTGGGCCTGGAAATGCCGGGCGATGATGCGGTTTTATTAGGGCAAGCGATCCAGGGCGATGATGCGGCCCAGAACAGAGTGAGCGGGTGCCATCATTGCGGCACAGATACGGCGATCAATAAGGAAAGCCAGGACGACCCCATTTTAAACGACATGATGGAAGATTGGGCTGTTGGCCTGGCGCCGATCATGGACCCCATCATGGAGCAAGTCGAGGGGGCCAAAGATTTCGACGATCTTAAAAAACGCCTGGCAAAAATTAACGATAGCGTGAACCTGGACGAATTGGCGGAGTCATTAGCCAGCGCGGGGCTGGTCGCGTATGCCCAGGGAGTCAGCGGCAAGGGCTAACAGTTGCGGCCCTGGCGTCGGCTGGGGTCCACTTTTCCACCAAGGATGAAAGTATAATGGCCATTAAGGCACCAACGCCGCCAAAACAGGCGCTAGAATATTTTAGAAAAAAGGGATTCAAGCAAAGCTTTAGTTATCAAGACGTTTGGAAAACCGAACACCGCCGCGCATTCACAGTGGCCAAAGTCTCCAGCCAGAGCTTATTAATTGACATCAGGGCCAGCGTAGACCGGGCCATTTCCGAAGGCAAGACGCTAGAGGATTTTAAAAAAGAGCTTTTCCCTAAATTGCAAAAAAGGGGGTGGATTGGCCATCAATTCATGGACGACCCGATCCTGGGCGGGACAGACCTTTATGAGCTGGGAACCCCCCGCCGCTTAAAGATTATCTACGAAACTAACATGAGGGTTTCACGGGCGGCCGGCCAGTGGGAGCGCATCAAAAAGACCCAGGCAGCATTACCCTATTTAATCTATTCCCTGGGGCCGTCGAAGGAACACCGGCCCGAGCATGAATCCTGGGCTGGCACATTGTTACCGGTGGCCGATACATTTTGGAAGACCCATTACCCGCCAAACGGCTGGGGGTGCAAGTGTCGAGTGAGGTCGATTACCCGGGGCGAAACTAAAAAAAGAGGCGGCGCAACTAAGCGGCCAAGTCGGGCGACGGTGCCGTGGACGAATGCCCGGACAGGGGCGACGGAAAAGGTCCCGATCGGGATCGATCCAGGCTGGAACTATAACCCGGGGATCGGATCAGCCAGCCAGAAAGCCGTGGAAAAGCACGAAAAGGACGTTGAAAAAGTGTTTAAAAAGGTCGTGAAGCCGATCGAAAAGCCGAAGCCGGCCCCTGGTTATTGGGACACATCGACAGAAAAAGGGCAATGGCATGAAAAGGCGTTTAAGAACTCGCCAGATCAGTTTAAACGAATGATTAAGGCCCACGACCCAGCCCTGGAACGGGTCGAGTATTTGACCCGATGGCGGGGGAATACATGCGGTGCATTCTATTCGAGCGCAAATGAGAAAAGAGGCACAAAGAATTTCATCAATATGGCGCCGGAAAAGGCCCCCCAGGACAAATATAAAAAAACAAATACCTGGCGCCATGAATACGGCCATTATGTTGATGAACAGATCGGCAAAAAAAGAGGAATGAAGGACACAATTGATTATGCTAAGGCAAAACCGCGCTGGGATATAGGGTTTATTTCCAACGGGAAAGAGTTTAAGGCCGCGATGCAGTCGGACAAAAAATTATTTTTAGACGCGGGCGGTTATGGCCGCCGGGGTAAGGCGACGGAAAAAAGATATAAGGACTCAGAGCAAAGACACCTGGCCCTGGAGCAAGAAATTTCAAAAGTTGAGCCAGGAAAGAGTATCGGTGGTAGATTAAGGCTCGAAAAAATTGGCAAGGACCTGGCTGACGACGTTGGCGTTGATTTTAAAGATTTTGTCGGAGGCTTCAAAAATGAAACAAACTGGGGCAGTCATGGGAAAGAGGTGGTGTATACCCGTGTCGCGCATGCGTTGTTAGCGATGAAAAACAATGACGCCAAAATGGTTTTGCGGTATGTCGGCGGCCTGGATTGGGAAAAAAAGGAAAAATTGAAATT